CTACCACGGCTGTCCCTGTTCAAAGCTCGGCCGCTGGGCACCGATCCGCGCTAGGGCCTCGCTGACAATCTCGGCGGCGGTAGCGTCGGCGCGCGACCATGCCATGCCGGCAAGGCACATTTGCGCCCTGAGGTCATGCCGGCAAGCGGCCTCGAAGGCGAAGCGGGTCGGCTCGCCTCTCTTCAAGATCGAAGCGACGCGGTCGACGGCCTGCTTGCGCTCGGCCTTCTTGAGCCGGCGCTCGCGGCGCTGAAGCTCCTTGATCCGTCGCAGCCGTATTTTGCCGGCGAATTGCAGCATGGCCACCTCACAGGACGAGGAACCCCTCGGGGCGGTCGTATTCGTAGGGAGATCGTTCGGGGCCTTGGGACTTCGACGCCAAGCCGATCGCCATGGCGAGCGCGACAAGGCCATCGATGCGGCCGATTGAGCGCTGCTTGGTCAGCTTGCGCGAGCCGGCGGCGTCCTGCTCAATCGACGCGTTCGCGGCGTTCCAGCGCAGGACTGGGTGCCCGCCATGGCGCAGTCGGCCGTTTAGGATCGCGGTTTCCAGCGCGTCGACGGCCGGGGCCATGTCCTTGAACCCCTGGCCGAATTCCGAGAGCACCAGCTCGATGCCGTCGTCAGCGAGGAATTTCTTGAACTCATCGATTCGCCAGCGGTCATAGGCAACGCCCTGGACGTCGTAGAGCGCCATGATTTCGGCCAGGCGTGCCACCACATAGCTCTTGTCGATCGCGCGGCCTGGCGTGGCTTCCAGGAACTTCTGTTCACGCCACAGAGCATAGGGGACACGGTCACGGTCGCCGCGCTCCCTGATGGTGTCCCCGGCCGTCCAGAACCACGCCAGTACATCGTAGGCTGGCGGATCGTCATCGTCCGGGAACACCAGAACCAGGCTGGTGAGGTCCTGGGTTGAGGACAGGTCGAGCCCGCCATAGCAGGTCCGGCCGGCGAGGGCCTCCAGGTCGATCGGCGCATTGCAGGCGTCCCAGTCGGCGCTGGCGATGAAGCGCTGATCCGCGTCAACCGGTTGGTTCAGATAAAGGTTACGGAACACCGATTCCAGCGATGGAATGCGCTTGGCACGCTCGGCGTAGGTGCGCATCTCCTCGAGGGAGCGAAAGTCGCCCAAGGCGGGATTGCAGTCGTGCCAGACTTTCTCATCCCACGGGTCCGCGTCGGGCGGGGCCTGGTAGATTGTGGCATGGAATGTCGGATCTTCGATGACCCTGGAATTGACCTTGCGGCCGTAATCGACCAGCTCGGACATGCAGCTGTTCGGATCGCTTGAGGTGGTCGATATGACGATGGTGAGCGGCTGCGCCCGGGCGGAAGTGCTGGTGGTGAGCACGTCGAACAGATTGCGGGTCCTGGCCTGAGCCAGCTCGTCATAGATGATCGCGCTGGCATTGAAGCCGTGCTTCGACCGGGCGTCGGCCGACAGCGCCAGGTAGAAGCTTCCCGAGGCATAGTGAACGATGCGCTTCTGCGTCTCGATTATGTTCAACATCGCGTTCAGCTCGGGATCGGCCCGCACCATGGCCGCCGCTGCCTTGAAGACGATGCCTGCCTGCTCGCGCTCGGCTGCGGCGGAATAGACCTGGCCATTCAGCTCGCCGTCGGCGAGGAGGTGGTAGAGCGCCAGCGCGGCGGCTAGCTCCGTCTTCCCGTTCTTGCGAGGCATGGAAACCAGCGCGGTGCGCACGACGCGGCGGCCATCGGCATGCAGGGGATCGTAGATCGCCCGGATGATCTCCACTTGCCAGTCGCGCAGCTCGAAAGGCTGGCCTGCGTTCGGTCCGGCGGTATTGGTGAGGTTCTCGACGAACGCGATGACGCGCTCGGACCTGTTCACGCGATGAGCTTCGCCCACTTCGAGCCGCTCCCCTTCGTCCCGCCCAGCTTGAGGCCGCTGCGGTCGGCGGGCGACAGGCCGAGGCGCGTCGCGATCGAGATCATCGTGCGCGCCGCGTCGTTGCGGATCTTGAAATACGGCGAGGGCCTGTCGTTGACGATGAGCTTGCGGCCGAGCAGGTCGGTATCGCGGTTGAGCGCCTGGGATGCGGCCTTGTGGGCCGCATAGGCCTCGCAATAGGCTTCCAATAGGGGGGCATCAGCGATGGTGATCATGCCCGGCGGCATGCTTCCCATGATGGCCTGCCACATCGTTGCCGCGTCCTCGTGCAGGTATTCGGGGCAGACTGGCGCGCCGATCGGCCGCGGCTCGTCCGGGTTCTCCCCGCGCGGGTTCGGGTGGCCCTCGATCATCCGCAGCGCCGTCGGCTTCGGCTTGGGTCCTCGCGCGCCCATCGTCAGCCCTTGTTCCAATAATGGTTTGCATCGCGCGGCGTGCCGTCGGCGTGGCAGCCCGGCGAGCCGTACGGGCGGCTTGAGCGCGCGTTGCCGAAGGCGCCCTCGGTCAGCACCGCCTTGCGCGAATTGCACAAGACGTTCATGGGCTGCCAGTTCTTGCGGTCCCAAAACAGCTTCATATCGCCCTTATGGGCGATCCGATGATCCACCATATTGGCCGGTCGGCCGCATCCACAGGCGCATCGGGCGTTCTCGGGCATCGCCAGGAACGTCTTAGCCGCCTGGCGCCACTTCCCGCCGTAACCTCGGCGGGCGGCCGAGGGGCGCTCGTCGGGCAGGCGCTGCCGTTTGCCGGCCATGCCTATACCCCCTCGTCCAAGGCGGTGGTGTAGAGCTCGATGCCTTCGCGGCGGCCGAGCTCGCGCGTCTCGGTGATGTTGTGGGCCCGGCCTTCATGGGTGACACGATCGAGAGCGGAGACGCCGGGAAGCCAGCGGATGCGGAACACCACCCGGCGCTCAGCGGTGACCGTCTCGGCCGCCAGGAACTCGCTCCCGCCCTGCTGCTTCACCTCGGCCCACACGTCGGCCAGCAAAACGAAGGTGACGATTTGCTCGTTGAACGGGCCAGTGGTGAGCACCCGCTTCTCGATCGCGATCCGACGGTCCATGTCCCCGGCGCGCATTGGCTCAAAAGCTCCACAGTCGATAGTCCAGGACCAGGTCGTGATAGCCCTGCGGCACCTCGGCGAAGGTGCCGAACGCCACGCTCTCGCGGTGCTCATAGAGATGGGCGGCGTGCATCTTGATCGCCGTGCGCAGTGGTTCTGGCACGTCGCCGGCGGCGTCGCCGTAGCCGGCACGGAACTCCACCACAACCGATTCCGGCCAGCGCCTCGTCGCCGGGAAAGCGCCACCGAAGTCAGGCAGGATTTGCGCGGGGTCGGAGCCGCCGATGCCGAATACTTGGTAATCGCCCGGCGCCAGCGTCTGCGGCGCGCCGGCGGCGTCCAGATAGCTGACCTGCATCACGGCCTGGCAGGGTGGCAGCGGCAGAGCGATCGCCGGCGGAAAGCAGTCCAGCGTCAGGCGCCAGGTCTGGGTGATGAGTGCGCGGCCAAGCAGCCCGTCACGGCCGTCCAGCTTCGCCGTCGCCGTGCGCAGAAAGTCGGCGATCCGCGCGTCGTGCAACGCGTTGTCAATATTGCTGTGGCTCTTCAGCTCCTCCACAGAGACCGGGAGCGTCGCCGGCGGCGTGATGCGGATCAAGGGCATGGCGGGGCCTCAGGGAAGCGGCAGGCCTCCTCCGTCCGAGGTGGAGGCCTGCGGGGCGATTGGCGATCTTAGACCGGCGGATTGGCCGTCGGCGCTTCCTGCGGGTTTCCGAGGATGGCAACTGCGGAAAGCAGCGCGGCGACCGTGTTGTTGACCGGTGTGATCGTCAGCCGCGCATAGCGGCGGTTGCCGACATAGCCGATCTTCCGCGTCTCGTCGTCGTCGCTGAAGATGAAACCGGCCTGGGTTTCCAGGCCGATTAGATCGGCGTCGGGAACGTCGGCCGCGTCCGCCAGGTTCGCGGCATCACCGTGCTGCACCAGCACTGTGAAGGTCGCATCTGCGTCGGCGATGGCGCCGGTCGCGATGGCGAAGGTGAGCGTCCGATAGCCCTTGGTGTCGATGATCTGTCCGACCTGCGCCGTGTTGTCGGCGACCGAAACGGGCGAAATCGCCCGCAGGATGTGAAGATTATGGGCAGAATCGCGCATGTTGAGTTCTCCTTGGCGTTCGAGCGCCGATTAGACCGAGATTACAAGCTTGCGGATGGCCTCGGCCTTCACCGTCTGGCCGCCGACGCGGCGGCGGGCGTGGAAGCGCACCAAACCTTTGGTGGCCACGCTATACGGGTCGCGGAGCACGGCGAGCGTGATGCGATCCACGATCCGGTAGGCCTGGCTGAAGTCGCCGAAGGCAATCGGGAACGTGCCTGCCCCCACATTCGGCATGTCGTTGGACTCGACAACCGGCCTGCCGAGGATAGTCGGCGGATTGCCCTCGGCGAGAGTGTCTCTCCAAAGATACTCGCCGCTGGTCGCCTTCAGCTTCCGGACTTCTCCGATCGTCGCGCCGTTCATCGTCCAGGTTCCGCGCGACCTGTAGAACTCCGGCAGGGCGTGCATCAGGCCGATGAGGCCGTCCGCCTGTAGCAGGGTGGCATGCCCATTCGCCGACGCCAGAACACCGGGATGAGACATGAAGCCCTCGGGCTTTTTCACGCCGTTGCCGGAGATGAAGGCGAGGCCCTCAAGGCGGCCGAATTCTTCGGCGAAGTCGAGGGCGAGCTCGGCGGCGATGTCGATGGCCGCGTCCTCGAGGAGCTGGTTCGACACGTCGACATAACAGCTTGACTCGAAAACAGGAATTTCGATCTGCCCATAAGCAGGCTGGGTCTCGGGATGATCCTCGGTCTCGCCGGTCCAGCTCGCGGTGAGCGTACCGGTGCGCTTCGGCATGACCACAGCTCCGGCCGCCGTCGGCATGACGCGGGCAATCTGCCGGACCGGGCTGATTTGCACCAGGTTGCGGATCAGCTCGGCCACGAATTGATCGGGCGCCAAAAATCCGCCCGCCGTATCGTCGGAGACGCGCAGCGCCCGGATTTCATCGGCCGCAAGCATCTCGCGGCCGCGCCGGACGAACGCGGCGAAGGCGCGGGCCTCGATCGGCGTCTCGTCGGCCTGCCGCTCCGTCCCTGTGCCGGGTCGGTTGAGCCGCGTCTCGATGCCGGCGAGGCGCTCGGTGACGGCACGCAGCTGCTCGGCCGTGGCGGTCTGGCTCTGCTCGACGGCGGCGCGCAGCTCTTCGACGGCTTGAGTGGCGGCCTCCAGATCGGCATCCGGCCCCTCATCGCGCGTTTCGATGGGCGGCAAGATCGAAGACCACGGAGCAGCCTCGATTGCAATAGAATCCTTCATGACTTCGCCTTTTGGTTGAGCGAGCGCGCAGCGTTCCGGCAGGCTTTGACGAAGGCCACCGCGCTCGGCAATCCGGCGGCCCCCAAGGTCTTGACGTTCGTCACCCGCGCCTTCGAAGCGGCGGGTAGACTGACGAGGGAAATCTCGACCAGGTCGATATCGGTGAGAATGCGTCCGCCATTCGGGCCGCGCTCGGCGGACCTGGCGCGGAAGCCGATCGAGAGTCCGTTGAGCGCACCGGCCTTCAGCAGCGCATGCGACTCGCTCCCGCGCGCCGTCTCGAGCACCAGCTGGCCGGCTACTTTGAGGCCGCGCTCATCCTCGGCGAGATCGGTCCAAACGCCAATCACCTCGCGGGGATCGTGCATCCAGAACAAGCCGGGCTTGGTTTTCCGCGCCACGTGCTCACGCAGGCTCTTCCTGAAGGCGCCGGGCTTGATGGTGTCGCCGAAGCTGTCCGGCTCACCGAACACGCTGGCATAGCCGGTGAAGGCGCCTGCGTCGTCGCCGGCATCGAACCGAACGGCCAAGTCGAGCGTGCGCCCGGTCGCCTTACGCCGCCGCGTCATCAGCGTCATCTTCGCTCCCTTGGGTTTTCCCGCCACCAGGTGCCGGCGCTTCAGTGTTGAGCGGCAAGCGGAATTGATCGCCACCCTCGTATGGCGGGCGGTTTTCCGCCGCGCGGATTTCGTTCGGATTGAGAATTCCGTTCGTCACCGCTTGCGCGTAGGCGGTGTAGCGCGCCGCCAGGTCCGCGCGGGCCAGATCGTCGCTCAGGAACTCGGCGTAATGGCTGGCGCGCTCCTCTGGCGCCAGAAGCGAGCGGCGGATGGCGCCCTCCCACAGCTTCAGCCACGGCAGCAAGGTCAGGGCGACGAACTCGCGCCCCATGGTTTCCGCGTTTCCGTGCGTCGTGCGCTCGAGATCCTGCAACATGTGCAGCGGAACACGGAAGATGCGAGCCACCTCGGCGACCTGGTGCCGGCGCAATTCTAGGAATTGCAGATCAACAGATTTAAATTCTTGAGGAGCGAAGTCCATCCCGTCTTCGAGGATGAGCGTATTGCCGCTGTTGTCTGCCCCGGAGTGAGCGGCCGCGAAGCTTTTCTTCAGACGCTCCAACGCTTCCTTGGAGAGAGTCTTCGCGTACTTGAATACGCCGCTCGGCCGGGCGCCCGCGCCGAACAGCCGGCCTGCGTGTCGCTCCATAGTCAGGCCCAGCCCGATGGCCTCGCGCGCCTGCCGGATTGGCGAGGCGCCGACATAGCAATTTCCGAGCGTCCGCAGGTGGAAGATGTCGCGCCGGGCATATCGGCGCTGCGCGCCGTCTTTGCCCGTGACCAGATAGACCGGCTCCATGGTGACGGCGTCCACATCGACGGTGACCGTCTCCGAGGGTAGCTGGATCAGCTCGGCGATGCTGCCGGCCACCCGGTTGATGAAGGCGTAGGCGTTGCCATGCAGGCAGAGGGCCTGCTGCATGTCCATGCGGAACTCGAAAGCCGAGGTCCAGCCGTTCGCCTGGTCGTGCAGGACCTGGTACAGGGGGTGGTCTGAAGCGCGTTCCTTGCCGTCATTCGCGGTGCGTTGGTAGAGGATCAGCGGCAGCTGGGCGACGCTCTCGCTGAGCACCTTCACGCAGGCGTAGACCGCCGGGGATTGCATCGCCGTCGCCGGCGTGACGCTGACGCCGGATGCCGTCGGCACGGCGCCGAACAGCGCCAGCAGCTCCGGCGAGGGGTGAGCCAGGGTGGAGCGGCGCTCGAGCCCGAGGAAGCTGAGGACGGCTGAGATCAT